GCAATAGTTACTTTTGCGTTTACAATTTTTAATTCTCTTGAAAGGGATTGTGTTCGGTGAAAATTTCGGCTTGCCATTTTGATCTCCTTGTTCAGTTTAGTCACGGGAGGCTACCCGGTGCGAAAAAAACTCCCCTGATTATTAAACCAAGGGAGTGTAAAATTTATTAATCTAACTTAATATTAACGTTATAGCCGGGAGCACGACTTCCCATCTGAGCATAGTAACCTACACGTACTTCTACAGCATCGGCACTTGACTCTCTTAGGAACTTAAGTCCGTCAGAATCTAAAATCTTTGGAGCTTTTCCAAGACTGTATAGTTTCCAAAAACTCATTGATAACATGAATCCTCTTTCGGCTGGGCAGTTTTGATCAGGGATAACCTTGATTGGACCACGTGGACCGTTTATGAGAATACCTCTAAAACCGATTTCAGCTTTAGCGAAGTCATCAATATATTGAACTTTTGATCCAAGAGCTTTTTCAAGATCAGACCATTTGTCGTAACTTAGAAAGCAATAATCAGGTTTTCCACCTTCTCTAGCTGCTCTAGAAGCTGCTGAGATTAAAGCTTCTTCGATAGGTTCTTGAGAACCGTCGTAACGAATTCCACCTAAACGAGTGCTGTCGGCTGTTCTATCTACACCAAAGAAAGCTGTAGAGGTTGGAGTTACGTCTGGTAACCATGCTCTAAGTCCTTTGATTTTTGCGTCGTAGTCACCTTCTACAAATACGAAATCGTCTGTAGCAGGTCCTGTACCACCGTCAATTGCTGAACCAGCATCAACTGTGATAATACCTGTATCTCTATCAACACCGTTGACTGTGATTGTGCCAGATAGTACTGCACCACCGCCGTCAGCAGTTGAGAAAACAATTTCCATTCCTACTTCAAAGTTAGTAACGTCTTCATCTTCTTTCAAAGTGAAAGTTGTACTTGTGAAGCCTGCTAAAACTTGTCCGATTCTACCAGATCCAGATCCGTACATAGCAATTGCTAATGAACGAGTTGCTGATTCGATAGCACCGTCAATTTCAAGTGTAGCTGCTTCCATGAATGCGTTAGCATTTCCTTTTGAAGCTTCGATAGTTTCGTTATCGATTGACGCTAGTGAATAATCTCTGTCTCTTGTAAGCAAGAATGCTTTTAACTGAGTACTAGTTTTGTTTGATTGTGCAGTTGTAAAAGATGCAGAACGCCCTTGAGGAATTCCGTACTTGATTGGTAATTTTAAGTTATCCCCACCAAATTGCTCATATTTTGGAATAAGAGCTAGTAAAGGATTATCTTTGTAAACCATATTTTCTACACGATCGTTTGTGTAATGCTGCTTTAGGGCTGCAGCAAAGGTTGTTAAATCTAAAGCCATTTTTATTCTCCTTAATTAGTATTTTTTAGGATTAGTCATCCCATCTTAGCATTTGTGCTGCTGCCAGCTTTGATTCTTCATTACTTAACGTCGGGTCTGCCACTGATGATGAGGTTGCAGCGTGATCATTCGACAAGGTAATTGGCGCTTGTCTTGTTGGTTCTGGCTTTAAAGCAGTCTTTAAACGATCTGCATATTTTTTAGTTGTGAAGAGTTTTTCTGCTTCGGCACCTAGATGATCTTCTACGGCTTTAGCTGCGTCTTCTATTGATAATATTACCCCGTTTCCGTCATTGTTTGTATCAGTTTCTTGAAAGTGTTGTTCAATAGTATTGTATACAAGATCCATAGCTTCGGTACTTTTAATTAACTCATATTCTTCAGGGTTATTATTTATAAATTCTGTTATTTCGTTATTAAAACTAGTTACTGCATTATTAACACTTGATTCATTTTCTTTTTCGTCTCTAGTGTCTAGTCTAGCTTTTAATTCATTAATTTGAGATTCATAGTCAGATTTAATATCATCTGCCATAACATTTCTTTGCATAGTACTGTTTAATTTTCCGTCGTTTAAAACTAATTTAGAAAGTGTTTCAAAATCTAGCCCCATTTCTTCTAGCACTTTTATGGGATTTCTCTTTATTCTATATTCAAGTGGAAGGGCTTCTTTTTCAGGTTCTTGTGAGACTTGTGCGCCACGTAGTTGTTGAAGTTCGACTTCCATTAATTGTTTTTCATCTTGCCATGCTTTGACAGATTCTCTATGTTCTTTATCTTTCCTAGTTAATGCTGCAAATTGTCTGCTAAAATCATTATCTGGAGAATCACTTGCGGGTATTTCGTTTAGTGAATCTAGAGAGTCGGCGGTATCTGTAACGTCTGCGTTATTTAATACTTCATTGCCTGTGTCATTTTCCATGTTTTTTTCCTTTACTTGTGGGACTTAATTGTCCGGTCTTAGACCATTTTATATTGTTTGTGTGTTATATTAAGTTTTCAAAATCTAAAGGTTCTTCTTGTGAAGCGGGAGGAGGTGCGACTTGATTTTCACCTAAAATAACATCTCCTTCTACAATTGGATTTATATCTGCTCCTACATTACCTGCTTCTGCGACGTTAGCTGCTGCTTCGGCTGCTCCTTGTTCGGCTAGTTGTTGGGTTATTTGAGCTGGAGTTTGTTGTTGTGATTTAAGTATTAGCCCTTGAGCATCTTCCATCCATTGTCTTAAGTGTTCTAAACGTTTTTCTGGAGCACCTTCATTTTTAAACATTAGATAGGCTTGTTGCATTTTACGAATTCCGTTTTCAAGGTTTTGATATGGTTCAGGAGGTACGTAATTCCCTTTTTCTATCATTTCTTCAATAATACGATCTAGGTTGTTGGCGTCGGCATTTAGCATATTCATTTCACCTTCTAAATCAGGAAAATCTAGTAATTTTAATCCTGCTTCTTTTCCTATAAATCCAGCATCGATAAGATCTTGAATATCTTGCAATCTTCCGGCTGGTGTACGAGATAGGGCAGAAGTTGGGAATACATCCATTAAGAATTTTTCATCTTTTAAATCTACTTCTGACCATTTAATGGTTTCTATAAATTTACGACCTTTTACTTGAACTTCTAAATCTTTATTATCTGCATATAAATCTTTTGCTATATCTATCATTATTTTTGCAGCATTCATATAAGCTTTTTCATAACTCTTACCAACACTTAAAAATCTTTCGGATTCTATATCATTAAACTCTCTTAAAGCTTTGCCTGAATCTAATCCGGTGGGTTTTTTAGATTCGGCGGATAGTTGCGATATTCCTATTATTTCAAATGATCTTGCGTATAGGCGATCTACTTGAGTGAATAAATCTGGTGAAATTTGACCAAGGTTTCCAAACTCTGGTTTAGTTCCTGCGTATTTTATTATCCCACCGATTTTGTTATTTATGTGGGCAGATACAATTTTAGAACTTGCTTCTACTAGTACTTTAGGAATAGAAACTAAATGCATTGCTACTTGAATAGTTCTTAGTAGTTTGTTAATTTCTAATTGTAATCCAGCTAATTGTTCAGCAATACCTTGACCGAAAAATCCTACTGGACGATCATTCCAGCGGAAGAATACAAAAGGAAAGTAATCTTTTTCATAATCTTCATCTAGTAGTTTTGCGTTGGATATTACTATTGAGTGGCGACCGTCTTTGGCGTTTTTACCTGAAGGTAAGTGCCATGATTCTATAACACGTATTAGGTTTTTGGCTTGTTTTACATATGAGGTTGAATATTTATCATCATCATTATTTGCTCGTTCTATCATTACTTCTTGCTTGGGAAACATTTGAATTAGAACTTCTTTGTGGATATGTTTTATTTGATGCATTTGTCTTGGCTTTCCGTAATAAGATTCTACATCATCTAAAACTATTTCTTCTATAAAAACTCTTTCGGCTTTTATATTATCATTCTCTGGATAAATTTTGACGGCACCCGTTCCGAAAATGGCAGAATCTTTAAATGCTTTTTCACCTTCGGTATAGAAGTCAGTGGCAGAAAATGTTCCGTCTACGAATTTTGTTAATTTTTTTGCTTTTTGTTTTAGATCCCATTTTCCACCTTCGGTGAGGAATAGTGGACGAGGTTTATTTTTAGTCATTTTTGAAACTGCTGTGTCTACCATTGATTGAACAACGTTTAAACTTACTCGGTTTCTAAGACTGTTTCCTGTTTTGGATTGATTGTATCCATGAGCGTTTAACCCTAGCATTTCGTAGTTTCCGTATAAACGTGCATGCCGTAGGTTGTCATTTGATCTATAAGATTGGTCGGAATCTAAATGTTTAATGTATTGAAAAACATCATTAAAAAGGTCTGTATCAGATGTAGCCTTCCACCAATAGGAGCCGTCGTTTGAATCGTTTTGCATTTATTACCCTTGTGATGACCAGTATAAAGCTTCTTCGTCTTCTGTTTTCTGCTCTTCGGTTAATTGTTCTATTTCAAATTTGGCTTCGTCAGTAAGTGTTTGGAGGTCTACTTCTGGCTCGTCTGAGGGATTGGCGTCGATTGAGTTCATGGAGTCTATGAATGATAATTCGGATAGTTCAAATTTTACTTCGGGTAGTTCTACGTTTTTAACTTTATTCTTTTTTGCCCATATTATAAATTCTTTTAATTCTTTTAGGTCTTTAATCATTTAAGTCTCCGCTATTGTTTAGGTGTTATATTACCAATCATCCCATTCTTCCATATCTAGTATTGATTGGAGTTCGTCTATATCGTCTTCCATTGCTTCTTCTAGGTAGAAATCTTGTGGATTATCTTTTAATCTCTTCATTTTACTAGCTTCTTCAGCTTCCATGGCATCCATGTATTCATCGGTACCTTGTTTTGGAGCTTCTATTGGCGGGTTTGATAAATAGTGACGACATTCTCTCCATGCGTAAAGAACTGCATCGCAAATATCTGAATGGTAAGTGTCTGATATTTTAGGTTTTTCTGGGTTACGTATTTTAGACTCTCTATCCCATTGAACTAACATGCAGTCCTCTTCGAATGTTGATTTGGAGAAGCATTGTATTTTTCCAGTTCGTAAGTCATCGTTTAATAATTCTATGAACTCTACTTTTCTAGTCTTATCAGCAGCTTCCATGTGAATACCATGGCGTTGGCGAATTTCTTCTTGGATCTTTTTGCCTAGTGCTCCGGCGTCCATTACTATTTTTACAGGATTGTATTCGGATTGGTAGCGCTTTATGTATTTTACTAGGTCTGATATGGTTTGTTTATTTTTTACAAATTCGTCAACTAGGTAAACTTTTTGCGCCCATGAGTTGTAGCCTAGAATACAAATAGCGTCTGAATCGTCATAACCAATATCGACTCCCATAATGTAAGTCCAATCTCCTTCGGTTGGTAATCTTTCATATCTATTTCTCTCTTTATCAAATTTAAATACTAAAGAATCAACATCTTCTATCCACTTTCCAAAAGTTTCTCTAATATACGAAGGATCTGATTCGGTGATGCCTCGGATTACACGTTCTTCAAATAGTGTTTCATTTAGATCGGTGATTCTTAAGTCTTTCTCGTATGTTTTTAAGTCTTTAAGATTATGCATGTATGGATTTTCAAAAGCAGTCCAGTGATGGTTGGACCAATTTTCAGAGGTGCTATACTCGTAAAAAACTCCAGCTTTTACTGGTCCGGGAGTTCCGGTTAGATATAGTTCGCCTTTTAAATCTCTTAAGGCAGGTAGAATAATATCGTTTATTAATTCCTTTAAATAGCTTCTGAAAGATTGGCATTCGTCGATGTAGCATTTTCTTAATTTCCACCCACGATACTTTTCAATCTCTGCTCTATCTTTTGCACCAGCTATGTATATTTTAGATTTGTTAGGAAATGTTATAGTTAATCGATTACTGTCAATTTTACATTCTATTTCGTTGTCGTCGATTATTTTTAACAAGTCTCCCCAGATAATAGCTCTTGCGGCTTGTTGGGTTATGGTTATGTATAATAGATTGACATTTTGTTCTGCTTGTGCGGTATCGACCATATCACCAGCTATTCCAACTGTTTTACCGGCACGACGAGAACATACTGCAGTTCTAAACCTTCCTTGATTAGGTCCTCTGAAAAAGAAGTGTTGTGCTTCGAAACAAAACTCATCAAAATCAAAAACAGGTTTGTTAACCTGCTTCTGACGTTTTTGAAGTTCTGCTATAATAGCTTGTTTGTTAATCATTATCTAGGACGTTTAATATCTGATTCGGTATGAACGTGTTTAGATTTATTATTTTCTTTAAACTCTTTTAATTCTTTTAGCCTTGCTTCTGTTTGCATGTAAACGCATGATACGTTGGCATATGGAATTAATATGTGGTCTGTTTTACTTTCAATTTCCACCATTCCTAAATCTCCTCTTACAGTTAGTTTAACATTGGGATATTTTCTAGGCATTATAGAATCTGTGTAGAATAGACTGTGTTTGCTTTTTTCGAATGTTACAGATTGATAGACGCTAATCATGTGGATTCCTAGTTCGGTGGAGTTGACGTCTTTTTCTGTATCTGGCTGGTCGGCACAAGGTCTTTTAACTCCTACTTCGGGTTCGGAATTAACATTCTCTGCGGAGCCTCTTTTGGGAGCTGGTTGTGCTTCTATAGATTGTTCTTCTAGTTGTTTTGGTTCATCTTCTTCAAATTCTTCAATAAAATCTACAGATGCAAATCCTTCTGGGTTTTCTAGGTCTTTGTAAGCGGGGTTAATTTCTGGGTTTTCTGGTCTTTTTGAATTCATGTTTCATCCTTTGCTTTGTAATTGTTGCGATTTTAATATTTTACTCAGTTATAATTGTTTGTTTGTTATAATACGTGCTTTTCCATATAGTGAAAATATTTTTTAGAAACTTGTGTACATTTTCCTATTACCATTCTTATATTTACTCTATCCGAGGGTACTTTTTCATAATAAGATATCATTCCTGAAACTCCTGCTATACATCCGTCAATAAAGGTATTAATCATTAGTTGTTTTTGCTCTCCAGTAACTTTTGGAGATACTTTTAATTTATGAGGTTTAGCGTTTCCGGTGATGGAAAATAATATAAGTATTGTTAATAGTATTGCTTTCACTTTTTCTCTCCTTTTAGTTCTAAATTTTCTTCATATAGAAACTTATTTAACTCTTGCACTTCCTGTAAATCAGAAGCGTATTTTGCTATTAATTGTATTAGCTGTGATTTGGATTTCATTTTTAACGACTTCTTAAGAACTCTGTATGTCTCTTTTGCTTGGTCTAAAGCTTTTTTATAATCTTCTTTATTTTCATATGGGTTTTTGGCTTGGTCATTTTTTAAAGTAATTTCCATTTTTTAATCCTTTCCTAGTAATTCATGTTCTTCAGTTACGTAACCTTTTTCATTTAACATATCCATGAATATAGTATTTATAAAATTGGTCATTATTCTATGCTTTGTAGTATGTAGCCAATCAGTGTTAGTGTGTGCTAACTCATGAGCAAGACTGTCAAGAATATCTAGTTTTGATAATTTTGCATATTCTAAACTACATTTTAATCTTCCTAAAGATTTCTTTTTGCTTTGATAGGATAACCATATTTGTATTTCTAATTTTTTACCTCTTGGAATACATAATCCTAAATGACGTTCTACTCTATCTGCTCTTGTTTTTGGCACTCCTTTTATTTTAGATATTTTTTTAAAGTCTACTATATCAGAAACAGCTTCTAAATAAGGTTTAATCCATTCTATATTTTTAGATATTTCAACCATTAAACCTCCTTAAACGCTAAATAAGGCATGTAAACGAAATTATATTTTTCTGCCACTTTATCACAAATTCTGGTATGATGAGTGTAAATTGAAATAGATTCAATATCGTGATCGAAATAATTTAACAACTCAGTGCCAATTCCTAGTCCACGGAAAGAATGTTTTACATACATGTAATGGCATATGAAATGGTCTTGTACTTTTCCAGCACATATGTAGCCGTAAAATTGATTAGAATCTTTTTCGTCACAAGCTATTATTACTTGATTTTCTTGTACTAAACGTTCTATTATTTTATGATGATTTTCAAAGTATACTTCGTTTATGATTGATTTGGCAAAGGCTGAACTTCGGTAACTTTTTAACCATGAATTGAATATGAACCCTATGTCTGATTCGGTAGCTGGACGGAGTATGATTGGTATTTCTTGTTTCATTCTGAGTCCTTCTTATTAAAAAAATCAGACATACTCTTAGCTTTGGCGATTTGCTCATCTGTTAAGTTTAGATCATGTAGGACATTTCCAGTTGTGATATGTCCAGGTTCTTCCGGCTCTGAATCTTCCCATACCTCTTCGTGTGATAAAACCTCTTCGTCTATTTTATTTAACTGATTTATAACTTCATCTAACCATTTTGATATTAAAGCTCTTTCATCGTCTGTAGCACTAGATCTTTCATTTTGTTGTCTTATCCATAATAATTTTTCTATCATTGTCATATCTTCAGTCATTTTTTAACTCCTTGCATCGGTTATTAAATTGCTTCCAATCTATGTTTTTTACAAACATGTAGAAAGCTTTTTTAGTTTCAATATTAAATATATAGGCAGTGTATAATCCACCAGTACCTTCAGCTAGTTGAAATATATAGGGACTATTAGTGAGTTCGAAGATTTTAAGCATCTTCAATTTTTTGTTTTTGAGATATGGTTACTAGTTGAGATTCTTGATTTAGAATTGTTTGTTCTTCTTGAAATACTTGATTTCTTAAAGCTTCTATTTGGGATTTTAATTGTTTGATTTTAACATGGCTGAAGCCGATGTTTAGATAAGTTTGGTCTATTAGCTTTTGTAGGTCTTCCATTATTTGCTCCTTTGGTAGATTTATATAGGTTTGTTTGTTTTAATTGCTGCGGGATGCGGAATTAACATTTCTCCCGTAGGGTGTTTCTGGAACGATTTTTTAGTCTTTTGATCCAGATAAATAAAATTTGTTTAGTCTGAGTTCTTTGGTATATGCCTAATCTCCCATGTATTAGGTTCCATATGCTTATCTATTACTATTTCTAATCCTTTAGGAACTATTAATTTAGGGTTATTTTTTAAACATGTTTCTACGTATGGATTATAAGTCATATTAAATATATCTGGTTTACATGGATAGAATTCTCCTTTGATTCCTTTGATTATCCAATCTCCTTCTGAGACTGTCATAGTTCCTTCTAAGGTCTTTATATTTGGGTAATTTAAAGTATTGTCATAATTACCTTCTAAGAATTGTTCGCATTCTTTGTAATTATCTTTGGTAAATCTTATTGCATCTATTACTATTGGTTTTTTTACATATTTACTCATCTTTTCCTCCGTGTAAATAAAATTTGTTTAGTCTGGGTCTTGTTCTGTGTTTTTTAACTTCTTAGCCGGCAGTCCTCCGAAAACTTGCTGTGCTAGAAGCATCATTTCTTCGTCTGTGAGGTTTGAAAGGTCTTGTGCTCTAGATTGTTCACGTTCTTCCTTTTGGAGCTTTGTCAGGGAATCTAAGTAGCCTTGGACGACTCGGGCTTCTTTAAGTCCTAAGCTTACTCCGCCTTCAGTTTTTTTGCGATATTGTTCTAATTCTGAGGCTATGATCTTTTTGGCGTTTTGCATTAAGATGTCAGTGTCTAAGGCGTGATTTTCGACTGTGCCTTGGATTAGTTTAATTTTTATTTTTCTTTTTTCAGCCATTTAGTCTCCGAAAGTTGTAAGTACTTGATATTAGGTAGAAACGGTGTTCTGTGTCTGTTTTTTATATTTAACATGTCTTTTTTATTTTTCTAACTTGCTGAATTAACATTTCTCCCGTTGGGTGCTCTTTGTAATTTCTGGAGGTTTTTGGAATACGCACGTATAAATATTTGACCATGTATGTATATAACAGTATTATCCGAAAACCGCTTTATTCTAACCCCCCGCCTTAGTCAATAGTATTTGTTTAGTCGGTGCTGTCCTCATGATCGGTTACTCTCCATAAACTCTTCTAGGTTAAATAAATCTTGTTTAATCGCTTCCTCTGCCTTTATAAACCTATACAACGCCGCCTTAATCACTTTAAGCTTGCCAAACACCCAGAAATGACTATAAGCCTTGCCTGCTCGACCACGTTTGGTGGAAGGTTGTTTCCAATAACGGCGTAAGTGTGTGGAAATATAGCGAACTGAGTGTCCATTGGCGTGTAATTCGGTGATTTTATTAAGTAATCGACAGTCTCTAGCGGTTATAGGGACGAAATAGAGTTTAAACGACTGCGAGGAACAGAATTTTCTGAGGTTTTGGTAGTGATTGAAGTGAATGAGGTACGTTTCATAACTCATATTATACTTGAGATTAATCTGGCGATACTTTAAAAAGCTATTATCAAAATCACCTTTGCAACTTTGATATAGTTCAATATCGTCAAAGCCATCCTTTTCAAGTTTCTTATACCACTTAGATCGTAGGTTTAGGAACTTGTCTGACTTTTTAATCTCTTGAGGCTTTGGAGTGGTTGAAGACTTTAGTGCCTCGGCTGATTCATGAAACTTGTTGGTTTTTGTGTTCATGTGGCTTACCTCGGTAAGAATGTTTTAAGGTTAGCAGGTTTTAGGCTTGAGGGTAGAATTAAGTGTAAATGTATGTGGTTGAAATTGTTGTGGATTGGGTATTTAGTGAAAAATAATAGTTGACATGGGATTGGGGCATGTTATTATATTAAAAGGAACTTAAACACGGAGTTAAATATGTGGAAGAAACCAAGTGAACTAAAAATAGGGCAAACAATATGTGTTAGACAAAATAATGTCTGTGCAAATGTAGATTGTATAATAGAACTAGTGACTGAGATTAAGCCTAACATGTTCTTAGTAGAGTATAAGAATAATGGTAGACCACTGGAGCAATTAGACTCGCCTACAATATTAATGAGTCATCAAAAGGCATTTGTCGTAACTTTAGAGACTAAGATTAAAGGTTTAGAGAAGTATTTACAATCCGCTCGGGGATATAGTAAAGAGTCTATAAGTGAGATTAAAGCTAAATATGACAATCTTGAAGAATATTATTCAGCCTTAGAGATTGAGGATAATCAATGTCAAGCAGATGCCTATGAAAGTATAGGTGAACAATTAGTAGGAGCATGATATACACAATAAAAACAATACTATTCTTAATGGTACTAATACAAGCATGGGGAAGTTTTGGATCCTAATTTGTTTTTGTTTTTAGTTTTGTTGGTAATTTATATAGGAGTTTTAGACTAGGAGAATTTTATGGTTTTTGATAAAATAAAAATAAGAGATGCTATCAGAGAGTTAGATCGTCAAGACGGTAGTGAATATTTAGGAAGGTTTGAAGATAGAAATTGGTATTGGGAACCTAGTAAAAAAGTTGTAGAACAGTTTAAGCGAATCATTGGCGATAAATGGTTGCTTACAGAAAATGATAGTATGATAAAAAGAGACTTAAAAAGAACTAATATTGTTGTTCAGGGTAATTTTATCGTAGCAAAGGGCGGATTGTGTCCTAGTGGAGTTAGATTATTTGAAATAGAGGACATGGAAACTTTAGAAAATATTATAAAGGAAAAAGTGGCGTGAGCGTGATCATTTCTTTTCGAAGCCGTTTCGATATGAGTGCCGGAGTAGCTAAGTACTTGAAATCACATAGATCGGGTGTTTGTTATAGCCCAAAGGAGATTAAAAAATGAAAGTTATTGACGCACAAAATTGGGCAAATGCTTTGAGAAGCGGGGATTATAAGCAAGGGAAAGGTCAATTACATAATACTATACACAATACTTATTGTTGTTTAGGAGTCTTAGATAATTTGCATCCTAATTTAAATTTGTCATGGGGAAGTACTGCAGGATTACTCAAACATTCTGAAATAGGTCTTGAC